ATGTCGCAGGTTAAAGCCCATGCGGATGAAGTACTGCATGTCATACATGCCGTTCTGAAAGACGAGAGGTCTTCCACACTCTAAGAGAGCTTGAACGTATTTCCAGGCTTGAAGCTCGTCTTCAAGTCTGGTCCAGTAGTTGCGGGTGCCATCTTTGGATCGGAATGGAATAGTGATTGCATACTGGGAATTGTGAGCGAAGCTGATACAGGTGATTAGCGGGCCTGCTGTCTCACAGTCTACGGCTAGAGGAGATGCCCAAGAAATAACTCCATGAGTGAAGCCTTCGACTTCAGCTAGTGTAGGATTGATTATAGCTCTGCGCTCGGGCCGGACTACTCGGGGGTGGGATGTTTCGCGCCAGGCCTTTAAGAAGTCGGCCATGCAGATGATACGCCACTCCCTACGCCCGCGTCCCGGCAATACGGCTGAGGGGTGATAGGTGGGAAGGACTTTTAGTCCCGGAGCAACCCCTCCTTGCGAGCCCATTGTCGCAGTTCCACGGACATTGCTAATGTCAGATCTTCCAAGGAGCGCCCAGGTTGCGATAGCTCCAGCTGCAACAATACATGTCGGCTTGCTGATGGCAAGTTCGTTGCGTAGACGTTCAAGCTCACCGAGATATTCCGCTTTGAGGTAGGCGAGCTTCCCTCGCCCGAGCGGGGGTATTTGAGGATAGTCATTTGGAAGCTCCTTCTTAGAGCAGAGGAGGAAGTCGAAGTCATTGTTTGGTGGACGAAGTGCGGCCACATTCGTTAAGCCGATCCCGGCCTCCTTAGCCCATACGTTCCGCATCTGGTGCCATCCGCTTCGCGCAAGCGCATAGCGGAAATCAGCTGTGTATTTGTTTGCTGGAATTGTCTCTAAGAGGATGCGGGAGAGTTCGGCTCCGGCTACTCCGCAGAAGGGGATGCCGCCTAACTGTTCTTCAGACTCGCCCCACGCTTCGCCAATGATAACTAGGCGCGGTTCACGGGAGCCAGCCCATCCTGAGAAGGGCGGCCGAGTCACACGTGGACTCGGTCGTGAGCTTCTGCGTTTACGCGGAAGCTAAGGAGCGACTCTCGTCCGACCGAGACGAAGCGCTCCTCAATCTCCAGACCGAGGACATTTTGTGGTAATGCACCTAGGCTTTCGGCGGCTCTGAGGGAGGAGGCTGCTCCGCAAGTGGGGTCTAGGAAGCGGGTGTTTCCGTCGACCAGGGCTCCGAAGAAGTGGCGAAGCATCGGCTCTGGTTTGCAGGATGGATGGAGCCTGCGGTCGCCCGGACCTGAATAGGAGTCTGCTACGGTTCGGACGAGGGGACGGCGACCTCGATAGGCGAGAAGGGCTGTCTCGTATGTGTGGCGAGGCCACCGCTGGGAGTCACCGACTATGCCGCTGTTGTCCGACTTGTGCCAGATGAGAGGGTATGGGTAGAATTCTATGCTGGGGCCTTTAGTCTCGAAGAGGCGAATGGTCTTTAGCATAACGGATGGCTTGGGGCTGAGCCAGAACATTATGTGACCGAGGGGGGATAGGAGATGATCTAGATTTTTGATTAGACACTCCGTGAGAGCCCAGTAGTCGGTGGCCTGGTCGGAGTAAGCGCCCTCTTGGTCTTCTGGTTTGAACTGGCCTGCGCCGTCGAAGACGTTCGCGCCATATGGGAAATCGCAGTGGATTAGGTTGAATGTGGTGCCTGAGTAGGTTGATGCCCAATCGAGGAAATTGTCAAGTTTGATTGAGCGTTCCACTGATTGGCGGGACCATGTCACTTCGACGGACTCAGGTGCGGGTTGAGTTTGGGGGGTTATTATGCCCTGTGTAATGGGGGACGGCTTGCCCTGGACTGTTACCATTTCGCGGGCGAAGACAGCCATGTCGTTTATTTCAGCTTCGTCCTCTCGCTCTTTCCGGCGGCGGATGAGGTTGCGAGCCTCGTTGACGGAGGCTGCTTTGGCTACGCGAGGATCTTTTAGGTGGGTGGCGACGAGGAGGGTGTTGGAAACGTGGCCTGTATCAAGTGACAAAGCGTCGGCAGTCATTCTCTGGTTCCATGCGGGGTCATTCTTGCCGTAGAGGTAGTGGAGTTCCGCAATGGCTCGTACAGAGTCTTGCCATGAGAGGTCTTTGCGCTTGATGTTCTCTTCAAGCTCGATGACTTTTAGCTCGTCGATGTTCAGATCGTCTACCCAGCGGACTGGGATGGTTGGGAGGTTGAGTGCTTTGAAGGCTTCCCATCTGCGCTCGCCTGCTATAAGCTGATAGTCTTTGGTGATGATGATGGGGTTGATGAGGCCCACTCGTTTGATGCTGGCCTGGAGTGCGGGGTCTGGCTCTAGCTTTCGGCGTTGGCGGGAGTCTCGTTTGACCCAGATGAGGGAGAGGGCAATGTCAGGCATTTTTGGATCTTTTCTTTAGAGTGCGAGCGAGTTTTTCGACTGCCGCAAGTTCTAGGGAGACGGAGACTGATTTTGGTGGCGGGCCTTGCCTTTCCCACATGCGCCACAGACGGAGAAGGAGTTCGCCTTCAATTTTGCTGTCGTTTAGGATTATGCTTTTGAACTCGTATGGATTTAGACTGCGCCAGAACTTTGTAGGGATCGGCTCGGACAATGTAAGTCTCCTAAATTTAGGGGGAGGCCGCGAAACCTCCCCCAAGGACTGCCCTCCCGCAATCCTATAAGCTCACACGGGAGGCGTGAGCTTATTCTGTGCCGATGAAGGCCTGGGCGACGGCCCAGACCTCACCAGTTTTTTTGCTGATTTGGTGCTTTACGGTGGCGAGGACGTGCTTGCCGACCAACTCGTAGTTGGTTTGCTCCGTGATCTCCCCGGTGATCCCGCACTGCTGGCACAGGCGGCCATATCTGTAGTCAAGTGGCAGCCAGTAGTCACAGTTGACGGAACGCTGGGCGATGTTCTCGACCAGGGCCTTCTGCGCCTCGTCGATGGAGTCGTCTGCGGGCCAGTCGAGGATGCGGGCCGTGAACCGCAGGATGGGAGTCTGCTCCGCATTGCGGGCTGTTGTAAGCTCGAACTTGGAGATCACGGCTGGATAGTCACCGATGGGGAGGGTCGGTGGACCTTTCACCAAATCCTCGACTCGGCCTTTCATCAGTTCTGCTAGATTTGCCATTTACTCACTCCTTGGGCAGCTGCCCTGCTTACATCACTCCCAAATTTTTTTCCTCTGGGAATGAATTCACAAATCTGTTTTATACAACTGGATTAATCTGGTGTCTTGACGCCTTGAAACGCAGCTTCAAAAGCCGCATCTTGTTGAGCGTCTCTCTGCTCGTCCGGGTCTGGCCCGATGTCTCGATCCAGCTCTCCGAGGACTGATGTGCTGTTTAGAAGTTCCCACATCCATGGTGGAATGTCGAGGAGGGTAATTGTGCGGAAGTGGGCCCAGAGTGGCGCTCCCTTTCTGATAAGGGCTTCCTCGATTTTAAGCTCGATTTTCTCCACTTGAATGTCTGTGATGTCTGGCCCGTCATGCTTGTTTTCGTAGGGCACTTCGATACGATAGTAGTAAAGTGCCTTGATACGGTATGATCCAAACTCCGCGATTGTTAGGCTGTCTGTTAGTCTCATTGCTTTGCTCCCTCTGGTAAAAGTTTCCATGCGGCTTCACGCATACGCTCAAGCTCCTGAACTGCCTCGGGCCCGTCTTTCTTTGCCATTGCATACAAGAGCGGGTAGCCAGTTGTGATTGACAATTCAATTTCAGCTCGCGTAGCTTTTCGACCCGAGCTGAACCAGTCGACGCGGTTGGGCGGTCCGAGCTGGAATAGGTAGCCGCCTCCGGCTTTGAAGGCTTTCGCTGTCCCAGCCTCGTAGAGGCAGACTGCGCCCGGATTGCGGTCTATATGCTCTCCCGCAATGAAGCGTTCCTCTGGGAGGCCTTTCATGTCGCGCTTCTGGCGGGGGCGCGTGAGGAATGGGCAGGCTTTTGCTGCGAACTCGGCACACTCTCTGTGGGATGGCGGCTCGCTAGTTATCCGGTTGACGACGCACATAGGGCCGATCACATAGATTTTGTGCTGGCCTAGTGGCTCGCCGCAGATCCAGCAGCGGTGACGGGTGTAGGCTGTCCACAGTTTGCCGGGTGCCACTATGCGGAAATCTGGCTCGCCTTGGCCGGGCGGACAGAGTTCGCCAGCGTACATCCATGCTACGAACCACGGTACTGGGTAGCCCCGCTCGTCCTTGGGAAGATATGAGATGCGGTGAGGGAGTTCAGGTAGGTCGATCACTGGAGGCTCCGCACGGCTGCGAAATAGTCGGCTAGGCCGGTTTCGATTGGATAGGTGGATTTGATCCGGCCTGGAGCTGCGCTTTTCAACTCCACTACGCCGTCCGACTGGGTGATGATGGAGTGGCGGTTGCCGACGGTGGCGGCCCGGATTGTGTGGTTGAAATAGGTGCCGATCTCCCGGTTGAGGGCTCGGCCAGGGCCTGCGGGGAGGCCGTGAAGGATTTCGTTCTGGTCGGTGTCGTAGGCGATGTGGGCGCAACAGATTACGTTGCATTTGATGCTGGCGTCGAAGAAGGTGGACAGGACGTCGAGGATCATCCCTTGGCAGGTGCCCCACTCCGGTTGGGTGGGGTTCTGGCCAAGGCGGTTGTTGATAGCAAGAATGAAGTTGAGGGCTGTGCGCCATGCGTGGGTCAGCGAGTCGAAGACGAGGACGTCCTGGGAGGTCCATGTATAGACGGAGCCGAAGGACTTGCCTGTGATCGGGTCTTTCCAGTCAGTACAAATGAGATCCACTGCTTTCTGCCAGGCGTCCACTTTGGTTGGAATGGCACTCACTCGCCATCCACGAACATTCTGGCCATCCATTACTGGGATTTTCTTTGCCATTCTTCTATCCTGGAGGGGGATGATTGAGCAGGTGGCGTACTCTTCTGGGGTGAGAAGGTTCTGGAGGATTTCGGTGCCGTTGTCGAAGTCCATAATGCGGAGATTGTAGCCCGCCTTCACCAAGGATGCGAGACTCCCTGTTTTCCCTGAGCCAGGGTCGCCAAGCATCAGGATTTTGACTGGCTTAAATGTTGGGGCGGGCTCGACTGGCTTCTCGCCGAATAGGTCTTTTTTGACTTCCTCGTTCATTTGGCTTGTCCTTGACTGTCTTTCTCTGCTGCTTTTCTTCTTATTTCATAAGCTTCACAGATTTTTTGAATGTCGTCGGCCAGGCTCCAGATATCGTCTTCTGTCGCGCCAGGGACTTCCCCAAGGAAATGCTCTGCTAAGTCGTATGACGCGGGATCTACTGCTGGACGTTTCTTTTTCATTTGGACGTTTCCTTTGGCAGTTCATAGTGGCAGGTGATTGGGATGCAGTGGAGGCCGTGTTGCTTGGCATCCAGGATTTCTTCTGAGGTAGGCCATCCGAGAAAAAGCTGCCAGCATTGAGCAATGCTCTCGTAGAGGCCAATATGGATCAGCGTGCAGTTGCGGGTGTCGTAAATCCCATATGGCTGAAGCTGCTTGTTCATTAGCGGGGCTCCCCGGCTGGGTCCCAACGACGGATCTGGAATGTGGCGTCCATGATTGGTTTGCGAGCTAGCGGGCTTCGTCCGCAGATTTCACGGAACTGGCAGCCGCCATAGAGGCCGCAGGCTTTGTCATTCTGGGGATAGGCGGCCTCGGGATTTGGCATGGGCTCAGCTACCACGGCGCAGCTTTCCATGAGGGATACCCAATAGGGGAGGGCTTGGAGCCACTCGTCCAGGACGGGCTGGGGGCGGTAGACGGGGAAGCGCTGGAAACGGACGAAGTTGACGCCAATCTGGGCAGCGTCGAGGAGGATACCACGGGCAGGGACGCCGAGGGCGACTCGGCCCGCGATGGTGTAGAGAGTGAATTGGTTGTCGGGGGTGAAGCGTTCAGCGTATTTGGAGCTGATGGCTTCCAAGGTGGTCTTTAGGTCGGCAATGAAAATATCGTCGTTAAATGCTACGAGGCGGTCTATGTGGCCGCATAGTGAGATGATTTCGTTGGTCATGGAGCGGAAGCCAGCGTCGAACAGGAATGTCAGTTCGACTGCCGGCTTGCCGTTTTCGAGCTGGAGGGTTTTGAGTGGGGAGCCCTGCTTCTCGTAATGGTCCAGGTATTCGACGGCAAACCTTATGAGAGATAGCCGGTTTTTCTGAGGATCATCAAATGAAGGAGCGTTAGCTTTGTAGTCCCAAGTACCTGAGAGGGCTTTGACGACTGTGGCTTCCAGGGCGTCTTCGTGCCCCACATCCTGGGATCTAAGACGCTGGTAATTTTCTGAGACATGATGGGCTGCTGAACCGAAGTCCAGATGGATTTGAACGCCGATTTTTGTGTAGCCGCAGACAATGGAATAGTAGTAGTAGCGGGCGCATTGTTTGAACGCGCCCAGGGAAGTGGAGTCGATTGAGGTTTGGAAGCGGGGTAGCTTCTGAGAGAAGCTTTTATTATTTTCCCAATTCTGCACTGTCTTCTTGCCCCTTTTGCTTATTTTTGGCGGAGAGGGAGGGATTCGAACCCTCGGCACACTTGCGCGTACTCCGCATTTCGGGTGCGGTGCGATCGACCACTCTGCCACCTCTCCATTACTCGGCTGCCATTTCGATTGGAGTTTGGGTGACCTCGAATGTGATGACGATGCGGCCAGTGTGTGGGTCATGGGCGATCAGGAGGTCGTTTTCAGCAATGATCAGGCCATGTTTTTCGACGTGGATGCTGATGGGTATGCGGAGTGTTTTGGTGAATTGTTTGAATAATTCTTCGATCATCTTTAGCCCTTCCATTTGATTAGTTCTACGTAACCGCTACGCTCCCAGATGGTGTCGCGGTATCCCATTGGCTCGATACAGAAACGCCAAGACTGGTCGGTCTCTGTTATGAAGGTTTTGATCTCCATGCGGGGCCATCCGCGGTCGTGCCGATTGGGCGCAAGAAGAGTTGCATGTGCCATTTCAGCCATCGAGCCACTCCCGAAGCCGGATTGCTGGATCGTACTTGCAGGGGAGGCAGAGGCAAATGAGTGCGAAGACGCCCAGAGCGGTGCAGATGTCGTCCCAGGTCATTTGTCGTCTCCGAAAAGCAGTTCTTCTGCGGTGAGGAGAGATTTGACTGGGAGGGCGTCGGCCATCTTGGAGGGGCGCGGAATGCGCTTGCCAGCTTCCTCGGCTGCTCGGTTGCGCTCGGCCTGAGCGCGAAGCTCGATGATGAGCCGCTTGAACTGTTCGGGATGCTGCTGGTAGAGGGCGAGGGGTTCTCGGTTGAAGAGTTCGGCCATTGACCATTCGGGGTCCGCCTTAGTCAGCAGGTCGTTTCGAGGCAGCTCTTCAGTCATGTGTTTCCTCGATTGGCACATTAGGAAGCTGGTCTACATGTTCCCACAGTTTAGCTGCAGTCTCGGATTGGATGTAGCGCTCTTCGCGGAGTTGGAGGACTACGCGGTGAAGCATCTCACGAACCCAGGAGCCCGGCGGGAGACGGGTGCGGGCTGCTACGTGGGTTGAGACAAAATCCCAGTCTTCGTCATAGAGCCAGAGGTGGCGTCTAGACTGCGGACGAATGACTCTACGCATTTCACTACTCCTTTACAAACCCAAGCTTTGCTTGGGTTTGTAAAGGAGGGCCGAGTCCTGGGAGGTTGCGGTACCTGGACTCGGCCCCATCGCAGTCTTAACGGGGGTTTGTCAGACCGCGACTATGGAGGCTGTCTTCGGTGCTCTACGACGACGGCCTCCAATGAAAGCTAGGCCGGCGAAGCCTAGCAGAAGAAGAGCCCAGGTTGAGGGCTCCGGGACGTTGGTCGTTAGCTGCTCTGAGCCGCCGAACGACTGACGAGGGGCCGTGAAGTCCACAGCGAACTGGATCTCGTCCGATGTGAACGCGCCGGTTGCTGCTGAGACGGGGCCGAAAGATCCATCCAGGAGGGCGACCGGGAACGTGTGCGTAGCGAGGAGCCCGCCGTTGGCGAATGTGCTCTCCGTCGTTGGGCCGGGATCATTTGTGAGCCCGTTGACTGTGAAGGTGGAGAGGGTGTTGCCGAGTCCGGTGATGGCGCTCTGGAGGACGTCCACCGTCAGGGTGTGGGAGCCGGTGAAGCCGGCCGCTGCCGTGGCGTCGAGGGTGACGCTGGAGAGGTCGGCATTCGGTAGGATCGGGCTGCCTTGGGCGGCGATGGTGATGTTGGCGAAGTTGGCATCACTGGCTGTGAGTGTGCCTGCGCCTGTTGTGAGCCCGGTGAGGTTGTCGATCAAAGCCCCGTTGTCGAAGACCTCGATCTGGAGCGTTGCATGTGCGGCAAGGGGAGACATCCCCATTAGGAAAGTTGAAGTTAGCAGCAATTTCTTCATAAGACTGTCCGCCTGTTCTGAGGGATGACTGAAGTTATCCCGTCTCAATTTTGACATATTTGGTGGGTCATGTCAAGGGGTGTTCACATTAACTTTTGGTAATGTACCGTTGGTGTTTGGTGTTTTAGCAGTTGTGAGATGGTGTTTAATGGCTATGATGATCTCCGTATTGAGTGAACGCCCGTTGGCAACTGCGCGTCGTTTAATGCGCTCGCGCAATCCAGCTGGTAGATGTAGCATATATTGGTCGTCACCTCTACTTGCGATACTCATGCTCGTTTAGCCTTATGGTGTTCGAGGGAGTAGGGTGGCCCACCATTGGACAGGCCATTCTCACATGCTAATTCATGCTGCTTATGTTCAGGGCAGATGATTGTACACTCTTTGAAGCGACCGTCTGGCAGCATCCGGGAGCAGTTGAAGTAGATGCCGTTTAGGATCTGGTCTATGTGCCAGCGGACGTCGCCGTTGCATATGAAGGTGTGCGCTGCTCCACGATCAAATCTATGCGTCATCTTTTTCCGGCTTCTTCTGTGCGAGGATATCACGCTTGACTAGGGTGATGGCTTGATGGAGGGCACCTAATGCTTGGCCAGTGATGAATGCAGTTTCCTCTGTAATGTCGCTCTCCAGCTGGCCGCGCATTGGGGTTATGGTTTCGAGGGCGGTCTGGAGACGCCAGAGAATTTCGTCGCTTTTCATGCGTTCAAGCTCCATAATCCGTCACCGTGTTGGGTGATTATGCCACGTTTTGCCAGCTCTTGAAGACGGGAGCCGACTGAGTTGGCTGAATAACCGGCCTCTTGTAATGGCTTGCGTAGTTCGATAGACTTGTGAGGCCGCTTGGCTAAGTAGTCGAGGAGGATTTTGTTTATCCCTTTGTCGGGGCTGAAGGGGATGGATGGCTTGGACTTTGCAAACTTTGGTTTTGGAGAAGGCTGAACGAGCTTTGCTCGCTCAGCCTTCGGAGCCAGACTATGAAGGGCTGCTTTAAGCTCTGCTTCATCAAGCTTCTCTTCTACTTTTAAGTCCTCGATGGGGAGCATTTTGGATACGATGAGGAAGAGGGTTTTGGCGTCCATAGTGAAGGCGACTTTGAATTTTGTCATCGCCGTGCTCCCTTCTTCTTATACTTGTGCATCTGAATGATGTGTCGGACTGCCGTAGGACGAGGCTTTGGTAAAGACTCCGGCATTGGAGGGTCGATGTGGATGATGGCTCTGCCGAATGGGACAAAACCGAGCTTGTAGCCGAGGGAGCGGGCTACTGCGTTGATTGTGGCCGCTTGGGGCTTCTTGGTTGTCCCGTAGAACCAGGCTCGGAGGGTGACGGCTGTTACGCCGGACTCCTCTTCGATCCATTTGTGCGAGACGCCGGAGTCTTTGATGACGGTGCGAATCTCATCGATTATGGGATCTTTGTCCAGGAAAGAGTAGGATTTGTATGTGAAGCCTGTCATTAGATTAAATCCTCAATTGGGATAGGGACTCGGACTTGGGGTTGTGTGTCCTTTGGTTTCATAGCTGCGGCTACACGGGCGTGTTCATGGGGCCAGTCTGTGAGGCCGAAGAGGTGCATGAATGTGCCTTCTGGGTCCACTTCCCAGAAATGAAGGGTTTTATGGAGTTCGGTTTTTGGGATGTCTTTTGATAACCATATGCCACGGGAACCGTGGCATATGGTTATCACGATGAGAGAGGGGTCTGTCTCGTGGGGCTCTAGCTGGATGGGTGGGAGCGCGATGACTGAGTTGAGCCAGCACGGACGCCAGTTACCCAAGCGGGTGCGGGTGGGGTCGTGGAAGTTCATTGTCTTCTCCTTTTGCCGTGAGCTTTAGCTCACGGCAACTCCTTTCTTTGTTGCCCAATCCCAGCGGAAGTTGACGGGGTCGGCGCTTTCGATTACGCGGCTCTCGCGGACGGAGGTCCAGCGGAAGGCGAGGTCGAGATTGTAGGCGTCAGCTTCTTCCTCGGTGGCGAAGCGGGCTGCGTTGCCGTACCATTTGCCTGAGGAGTCGGTCTGGACTTCTGGTTTGTAGCTCACTGGATGCCTCCGATTGGTTTGGGCTCGCCGAAGATGACTATGTAGTTACAGCCGGTTTCGACGATGTTTGTGATGTGGTTGCACTCTTCACATTTGCCGCTGGTGAAGAACTGGTTCGCCTCGGCGACGGTTTGGCGGGAGCCGCAGTTCTCGCAGGTGAATTTCTGGTGGACTGTTGCGCCGGACTCGATTAGGGGTGCGGCTGTCCGGGCGCATTCGTGGAGAGGATGATCAGACATTCTGTTTTAGCTCCTCGGGCTGACGGCGCTGGAGGGCTTCCCAGATGAGACTGGCATTGCGGTCGGTAGTTGAGACAAAGAATTTGTATGGATTATCGCGGAAGCTTTTCCATTCTTCTTCAGAGAGGAAGTGAACTTCGTGCCAGTCGAGCGCGCGGAGAATGCGCAGGGCGTTATGGAAGGCGCGGAATGAAGTGGTGCGGTTCATGGGTTTTCTCTTTCCGAAATAGAACTCGTAGGAGGCGTAGAGGCTTGTGGCCTTTATACCGATTGGGCGGCAGTCTTTCATTCTGGCTGCTCTTTGGGTTTGGTTATTGGGAGGATGGCGAGCAAGACTGAGTAGTTGCCGGGAGCGCAGGGGCAGGTGCCGTCGTCGAGGGCATAGGCGACTGTGCAGTTGCAGGGGTTGCCGTCGATGACGCGGCATGAGCGGTAGCCGGGAGGGGTGACTATCATGGTGTCGCCGTATGGTCCTGGCTGGAGAGTGCAAAGAGGGCGCATCATTTGGCCAACTCCACTTCTGTCTGAACCATTAGATTGCAGGCGAGGAAGATGTTGTGCAGGTGGTCAGCTGCCTGAGCGGTGGATGGGAAGAATGATAGTTTGTCGGGGCGGGATGCGCCGCGAGGGTAGACGCATAGCTGGAGGTAGGAATAGCGGGAGTCTGAGGAGTCGGGCTTGAAGTCGACTTCGATCCGCTCGATTTGGTGGTAAGTTAGGGTTGTGCAGGCCATTTACTTTCCTTTCAGCTCGCTGGTTGTCAGTTCTTTTTGGAGGAGAAGTTCTAGCGCGTCCTCCAAATCGTCGTGGTGGAGGGACAGAGCCATGTTGTGCTGGATAAAGTCTTTGACCTGGTCAGGTGTGCGCTGGTCGGTCTCAGTTGGGCCTGGTGTGATTTTGGTTTCGGGCTTTATCTCAACATACCAGTTGGAGTCATTGCGGGCGGCGAAGGCTGCTCTGCCGCATGTGGGCTGTGGGTAGGGGTAATTCCATGTGGAGTAGTGGTGGCACGCTGCTTGTGCGGAGTATGTGGTGTATAGGGCCAGCCCGATTAGGAGTGTTCCTCTCATTTTCTTATTCCTTTATGGTTGACTGTTTTGGAGACTCGGCCGATAGGCCGAGGCTCCTAGAAGCATGTGTCGCAGGTGCAGTGAGGGCGAGAGCCGGACTCGCAGTGGGGGGATGGGTCGTGGGATGGGCCTTCAGGCCCGTCGCGGTCGCAGGATGGGCACTCGCCGAATGGGAGGCGGCGTCGCCGCGGAGTGGGAGTGGCCACTAATGGTTTGTTGTTTTCTCTTTTTATGCGGCGGCGTTGGTATGTCATATTTCCTCCTTTAATAGATTAGCGGAAGGGAGTGGGGCGTAGCCCCACTCCCTGAACGCTAATCTATGGCGGCTGTTTCGGCGTTAAAAGATAATGGGCGGGTGGTAGTGGTGCGGTTTTTTAGTATTTTTGCTGCCTCGGCTAGGAAGAGGTCTTGGTGTTTGTTGAATACTAGATCGGCTAGATCTTCTTGGGTGAGCTGGCGGCCTGCGAACTCGATGGTGGCGTCGGGTTCATCGGTTGGCCAGTAGTTTTTAGGTTGTAGCTGTTTGCGTGCTTCGTCGAAGGCTAGGATCAGGGCGAGTTCTTCAATTATGGTTGTCATTATACTCTCCTTATCGGGCTTTTTAGTCCCGCGGAAGCCAGTCGGTCGTAGACCGACTGGCTGACGCTGGACTAAACGCTGGACTAAACTTTGGCGTCGTTTAGTGAGCTGATGAGTTCATCGCACTTGTCGAGGGACTCTTCGAGAGTTGAAGCGGCTGCGTCGATTGCGGTTCCTTTGTCTGACTCCTGGGCTTTGGAGGGAAGGGAGTCGAACTCTTCTCGCTCCTCGGATGAGGCTGCTTCGAGGATGCTGCGGGCGTCCTCGATTTTGGAGATGGCTTCTGCTATTTCTTTGCGGCGTGCATCGTTCACTGGGTTTCTCCGTTTGGTTTCTCCGCTGGGGAGCTGCTGAATGGGTCGTCGGACCCAATATGTTTTTCCCGGAATGCGCGGGCTCGTCTATCCATGAGAGACTCGGATGTGTCGAGTTCAGGAATTTCTGCGCGACGGCGGACGGCGCGGAAGTGGCGGCGAGTGTTTTTGGCTTTGGTAATGCGGATATTTTCAAGCTCTCGCGCCACTACTTCGATAGCGGCGATATATTCGTCGTAATCTTCTGCACATTCTTGTGGGGTTAAGCCAGTGAGGCCGAGGAGGAGCTGGTTGTTGTCTGGATCTAGCTCGGCGGCGCGCTTGATGCGGGTCATTACCTGGGAGAAAATTTTTTCCCAGGTGAGGGCAGCGTTGGTTAGGTCGATTAGACGCTGTTGAGTGATACCCATTGGAGGGCTCCTTAACGGGTCAGATAGACGTAGAGGACATCGAGGGCTGAGAGAGTGGCTATTGCGATGTAGAAGATGTTGCCGTTGCGGCGAGCGCGGGCTGGATTGTATGGGTGGCGCTGGCGGTAGTTGAAGTGGATGCGGGCGAGGACTTCTATGCTACCGAGGAAGAGGGCGCGGAGGGCTAGGAGGGTGAGGAGGGTGAGCCACATCCCGCTGCCAGCGAAGAAGCCGATGAGAGCTGCGCCGACCATTAGTAGTTCCTTTTGAGGAGGGGGCTGCGACGGAGCTGTTCGCGGGTGATGGAGGGGAGGTTGTGAAGCTGGAATGGTTTCCATTGGGACACTTCGAGGAGGTGGCCTGGGATGTAGGTCCATTTGCGGAGGCAGGCGAGGAAGAAGCGGTGGTGCCCGTCGACTAGATCAATCATCTGTGGGCTCCTTGTTGGAGGGGTTGGGCCAGGTAATGCCCTGATTGTGACGCCATTCTAGGACTATACTGTCGCCGCCGTCGGTGATTATGACGCGGGATGTAATGCCCATGCGGGAGGCGACGTTGTTGGTGTAGTGGTTGAATGCGGCGGTCGCCTCTTCTGGGGCGACCGACGCCCGGACTGTTTCGTATGTGCCGTCTGTGAAATACTGGATGACGCTGAAGCGGTCATCCACTTCGTAGTGGATGAGGTAGGGCTGCCATTTGGAGCCGACTTTGATGGCGGTTGGGATGACTACTGCTTTGCGGGTCATTAATTTCTCTGTTTGAGGTTGTTTATGTAGCCCTGGAGGACGTCTATTATGTCGTGGTGGGATAGTCCTTTAGACCAGACGGTTATGGAGGGAACTGAGCGGTTGGAGTTCTCGTCGAAATAGAAAAGGATGGCGTTCTTTGCCTTCTTGCAGGCAGTTAAGACTGCTTCCTCGTTCATTTCTATTTGCGTTTCGGTGGGCATCAGTCGATTGTCTCCTCGAGTTTGAGGGGGTCGTGCTCGGAGAGTTGGCGCTTAAGCCAGGCTTCAGGATCTGTCATACTTTGGTCCGCGACGTGGAGGCCTGGGAGGGCGAGGGTTTCGCTGACGTGCGGCCACATGGGGGCGCAGAGGACTTCCATTTCATGGCGGGATAGGGCGCGGTTTATGCGGAATGGCCACCCTCCGCGGAAGTCGTGGTATTTCTCTTCGAGGCCAAATAGGATTTGGCGGACGAAGGCTGGGTGGGTTAGAGCGTAGCAGGCTGATGAGAGGTCGAGGGGTGATGTTTCGATTTTGGCTGCGCAGCAGACAGCGTTGGAACCTTTGTAGGAGAAGGATGAGGTTCCGTCGTCGGCTGAGCCGAAATCCATGGCCCATAACTCGATGGGGCGGTGGGCGCTGAGGGCACGGACTAGGGCTAGTATGGCGGTGCCGCGGTTGCGGACTTGGGTAGCGTTGATGGCGGCGCTGATGCCCAGGTCGACCATGATGGCCAATGGGGCTGAGTCGATCTGGTGCTTTGTCCGGGTCCGCATGTTGAGGGGCTGGCCGGCGATGTAGGCGGGGATGTTTGGGAATGCGCCGGCTACGTCGTCGGTCCATAGGGCACGGGTGGAGGGCATGGTGATGTGCTCCTCCATTTTGTGGAGCAAGGCGTCGGACTGTTCTACGGCGGATAGGTCGCCGGTGAAGCAGTAGTCGATTGCGCCTTTCATGCCGAGATTCATATCCCAGTAGGAGGAGGAGGATGAGCTGCGAAGCATGGATGCGCGGGCGAACTCCCCGAGTTCGCTGAGGCTCTGGGCGATTATGTAGTGGATGGATTTGCCCGGAAGGTTGGGGATTGTGGATATGCCCCGGCCAGTTGTGGTGGGGGTTAGGACGCGGGTGTGGCGGGGGGTGGGCAT